TATTACTGCATCGTAGTTGTATAGTAGCTTAACATAGTCGTTCTCAGTGCTATTGTTGTAACGTCTGATTTCATACCTACCTTTGCGCCTTGCTTCATCATTATATTCATCAATAGCATCTTTGGTCCATTTGTGTCTGCCAATATAACCTACAATATCGCCTGAATCAATGATGGGAAATAAGACATAGTTATCGTATTTAAAATTCAGTCCTCGTGTCGTACCTACCGGAAAATAGTCATAATCATCATAAACAAAGCCACGACATTTAAGATACTTATCCTGAAAGCAGCGTTTCCATCCTTCAGGCATATTGACGATAACAAGTTCATCATCAATCTCCTCATCATTATTCAGCGAATAGAAAGACGATACTTCTAATGGTGCAATCTGTGTTGTTTCCTCAGCAATTAAATCAGGTCTACCAATATCTTTGAGCAGCTGAGGTAGTTCTTTTGTTGTGTGACCACATTTAAAGCAGTGCGACATGAATGGCTTTTTACGCCCGGTTTCAGGACCGATGTAAATGCCGAACTTTGAGCCGCCCTTACCGCAATAAGGACACTCAGGTACAAGCAGATTTTTACGACCACCATCATAGTTGGCGTGAAGCTCAATTATCAGCTCTTGGATAATGTGTTCGCGCTCGTCTTTTGAATAATACATAATACATTACATACCTTTATTTAGCCAATACTCTATTAGTTTTTGTTCTCTATCTTCAATGACTTTAAGCTGTTCGCTATCATTTATATCGAGGGTGGGGTAGCCCTCACCTAAAATCTCCAATTCTTTTTCGTCAAGTAGTCCTTCTTCGAGAGCTATCTGAATAGTCCATTGTTCAGCTATTGCACGAGCGATACCCGGAAAAGTCTTACTGCGCAATCGTCTACGAGCTTCAGGGGTTCTTGTCTTGCTGAACGCTTCGTGATACCATTTGGCCATTTTGCTACCACTTTTAAATACAACATATTCACCGTGGTCATCGGTTTCTTTACTGGGATGAAGTGGCTTTAAGTTCTTCAACCACAGGCAAGTATTTTTGCTGTATGGGTCGCCAAACATATACGGATGGATTTTAATATCCGGCTTTCGATAGCGTGTACTCATAATGCCAATCGGGTTTTCTACTGCAATACGCTTTACATCGCTGTTTATCAAAGACATAAAGAAGTTAGCAGCTTCTTCTCTATCTTTCGCTCTGTTGGGGAATTTAGGATGAGGTCTGCGCCATTCAGTCGGAAGGTGTTTGTCATCAGGGTGATAATACCATCGAACTCCACTGCCGGCTAAGTACGTACAGGGGGGGTGAGCTATCATAATATCCCAATCCCCACCTACCTCAGCTATTTGTCCATTCTGAAGTGTGAGATTTGATTTATCCAAAACGGTATTAATATCGTGGTTAAAATGCCATTCTGGGTGTTCACCACTACAATCAAGTAAGTCACAACTGAAGGCTATATGACCCAGTTTGCGAAATGCCATACATACCGCTTGACTTTCCTCACACGCTATTAAAATGTTTAGTTTACGTTTCATTATCTGAGAGAATGTGGTTTATGCTTTCTCTCAGAATAGGTTGTTCAAATTCTCTCCGGTGTGATTTTTTGAGAGAAATTTGAGAGAAAAATTGAGAAAACTTAAACCACTGTCATCTCTCAGCTTCTACTACATAACGCTAAATTCATTGTTCGCTTCTTATCATAAAACCTTTCATGCTCATAATCAGTAGCAATTCTGAAAGCCTCACCCTTCCTGAAGAATCGAGCCTTAGCCACATGAAGCCGCATCGTACCTTCTTTTTCCTCGCGTGATGACTGGTTAAGAGTTATCAAATGGGTAAGCGGTCGAGCAAGACCTTTGGCTTCCGCTGTGTTATAAGCTGTCAGTACATTCTTTTCATCGTTTAACCACTCTTGGTTTTCGATGGTTGATTGATACGTTACGACAATCCAAACATTCTCATCACTCGCTAAGTCTTTCAGGTCATTCGCCACACTAATACGTTTCAAGCGTTCTCCTTGGTCGCTGTAATGTTTACCCGAAGCGTCTGTTAACAAGTCCATAGAGTCGATAATGATAATATCGGGTGCGAATTTGTATTTGCGCTTAAAGTCTTGAATCGCCTTATGAATATCTTTGGTTGATACCTGAGAATTGAACTTAGGGTAAGACTTAACATATAGCTTGCCTGATACCTGTTTAAGTTCTTCCTCAATCTCCTGTAATTCCTTGTCGGTCAACAAGCCATTCTCAAACTTATAGGTGCTACATGATGCCAATGAAGCTGAATATGCGTCAATAACTTCAGCTTCACTACCTTCAAGCTGAAAGTGAAGTACGTTAAGACCATCCATTTGACACGCACATTTACCTACCCAACGTGCGATGTGAGATTTACCAACACCGGTGGGTGCAAGAAAACATGATAACTGACCGCGAAGATTACGTGATTGGTTACGTATATCAAGCTCATCAATGTAGAAACGCACAACTTCTTTAGCTTGTCCTTCAGTGTTACGCTTTTCTTTGTTTTGCACATATCGCTGGGTGAAGTTACCTGTAATATCGACAAACTCAGCAGATTGTAAAGAGAACTTATTAACCCAATCGCTATACTCCACCAACCGTTTTGTCGCTGCATCTACGCCTGTACGGTTGTATAAGTCGATAAGCTCCTGATACGTTTTTTGAAACTTGACCTGTTTGATATACGTTTCAAGCTGAGCCATTGCATCAGCGGTTGGCAGCGCATTATTATAGTCTGACAATATCTCATCAAACAAAGAACGTGCAGCACGTGATGATGCCAAAGACTGCATGATTACCGATTCTTGCGGTATCTTTTTATTCTTCTTATAATAGTCGGTTATGGCAGTGTGAAGTGCTTGATAATCCTTGTTGGGTAGCATGGACTTATCAAGGTGTTCTGTCATAACCGCTAAGATGTATTCATTATTAAGACATGACGAATACAAATCCCCCAGAAATTCCTCCGTGAGAAGTGGATTTGATTTATTTAGCGGTGCCATATTCGCTTCTTAATCTATATAATTCCGGATAATTTTTTTGTGTTTCGCGTTTACAGTCATTGATATAACTACATTCATGACAAGCTGCTGAAAGCGGACTCCAACCTAATGTTGATTCCTGACACAGCACATATCCTACTCGTTGGTTCAACATTCTGCGTTTGGTCGGTTCCTCAGCTTCAACGTATATGTATTGAGCTTGTGGGTGTTGGCTAAGGTCGCGTATTTGGTCGAGTAAATAACTGCGAGAAATACCACCGCCTTCAAGCCACAAATCTTCATAATATCGCTGTTGGTGCTTTCGTTCCCTGAACTTAGATATAGCCGTAGGACCAAAAATCACGTTAGCTTGCTGAGGTTGTATGCTATTACGCCTGTTATATGCTGCAAAAATGATAAAGTCGGTTAACCGTTCTTCCCCCAGTTCACCATATTCTTTTGCCATCCTCGTATTGAAAGCCGCCAACGCTTTTTGGGTACTCCCCCCTTGTGATAATTTAAGAGGGGAGTTTAGCTTGTCTTGAAGGATTGATAGCAACTTAACTGTGTTTTTTAGCAATCTTCCTTGTTCCATTTCGATGTAGTGAGTTTCTTAACTGTTGTCGAGCAAGGAACAAGCGACTCTTAATTGTGTCGATATTAGGAGAACTTAGATTGCCCTTCTCGTACTCAATTTCAGCTATTTCCTTCAGTGAATAACCTGTTGTCTGAAGGATAAAAGCATCTCGGTACATTGGTTTGAGTCCATCTAAAGCTATCAAAATATCATCACTGAGCATTGTACGGTAGTTGTCAATTGTCATCGCATTAGCTGAGATGTCATCAAGTTCATAACTACCTGCCACCTGCTCAGATACATTACAATCGAAGTCCTTGCGTTGTTCTTGCTTCCATCGCTCACGGTTCAACTTATACACATGACGTTTTGTGCAAATGTGAATCCACGGTCGAATATCTGTTGTCGGATCATAAGTTTCGATACCTTTATACAATATCGTGAGGACTGAGTAATAAAACTCTTTTACATCAGCGAAGTCATTGGTGTATTGGCGAGTCAACTTGTATATCATCCTAAATTTAGGCTTGATAAGTTCGTTGAATAGCTGATTACGCCTTTGAGTTTCTTCGTCAGTTAGCGTACTTCGCTTTCGCTTGGATTGGCTTGTTTCTTCTTCTCCCATGAAGCTGCAACCTCTTGAACAAATAAATCAGATGCAGCCGCAGGTAAACCTTTAGCTTCACAATACCTTTTCCATGTATTGTTACGTTTATTAAATTCCACCCGAACTTCTTCATCAGATGGTTGTGGCTTCTTGGATAGGAAAGCGTAAAATTCCATTAGCAAATCCCCAAGTACCGCGAAATTTTGTGAGATAATCCTCTCTTTTAATCGCCTAAGCCTTCTACTTTGACTCATATTGTTGTGATGATAGATTGGTTATAAGTTGTATTTGATGATGTAGTAATAGAAGATATGTGTTGCATCAGCTTCATTATCGTCAATTGGGGTAATTCCCCAACGTCTAACACAAAACAGCTTCATCATATCTTTATCAGCATTGCCGCTACCGGTTGCCCATTTCTTGACAGTTTTGGGATTTACAAAAGCAGGTTCGGGTAAGTTTAGCTCGTCACAGACTTCAAATAGGATTCCCCTAAATTCAGCAAGTTTCACTGAGGATTTAAAGCCGCCGATGGCGTTGCCGGCACTCACATCTTCCGCGACAATTTGTTTGATGCCATACTTTTGTATGTAGTTGATTAATGTGTCGCGGAAGGCTTTGTGTTGTTTATTGTCGTTTCGATGTTTAGCCTCGGTAAAATCCCACGTACCACTGGAATATACTGAGTGATAGCCGCAATGTGTGGCGATGTCGAGGCTAAGAACTTGTTCTCTGGTTACTTTTTCTTTTACTTCATGATTCATTAATAATTATATTAGCTATGTTGTTATGTTTGACCACCACTAATTTGTGGGGATAGTTCTCGTGTATAAGACCATGACTTACAACCAACGATGTAATTTGAAGGGAGTTGAGCGCATCAAACATACTTGCCAAACCACTTTCATCAGTTGCATCCAAGATTTCATCGAGAACAAGCAAGTCAAGACCGTTACCCTTATCACTATCGAGATTGCTGAGGGTGTGCAAAGCCAAGATACTTGCTAAGTTAACTCGTGTCTTTTCACCTTCGGAGAATTTGCCAAACGAACCACAATCAATGCCGTCACGAATAATTCCAATCGAGATTTTATCTCTAATTTTGCCGGATTTAAGTAGGGTAAAACCGGCAAAGCGCACACGAATGTCGCTGCCAATCTTTTCAAGGAAGTCGTTAGTAATTCGTGAAAGTGCATCAATCTTAGAATTAGCCAAGTGCGTCTTAAAGTCAACAAACCTACGCTCTTGCATCTTCAACTCGTTCAGTTCGTTTTCGATGTTGTGTAATTCTTTGAGATGGCTGCTTAAACTTATTTCTTGTCTGTTTTGTCGCTTTTTAGCATCAATCAATGCGTCATCGGTTGTCTGCTTTTCGAGCTTATCTATTGTGTCATAGTAAGTGGGTATCATATTATCCAACACCGTTATCTCAGCATCGTGTTGTCTGATAGTGTTTCGATAACCGCGTATTACACAGTCCAAACTATCAAAAGCATCATCAAACATACGCTCTCTAATTTTAAGCATTGAATCTACCAAGTCATTCATTGACTTAACAGCGTTATCCACCTGCCACTGTACGTTTTGTAATTCGATTTGTTTTTCTCTGCTGGCAACTTTGCATTTGTGTAAGGCATCAGCTATTGCGTTACATTCAGCTCGTGCCACTTCTACAGAGTCCATTAGCTCTTTTAGTTGAGTTTCTTTTTGTTCTACCTGTATAGTCTTATTTTCGATGTCTTTCTTAATGGTTGCAATGGCTTCAGTTTGTTCCCTTACAATATCATTAAGCTCATCTACCGATTGTCCTGAAGATACAACAAAGGCGTGAGAGCATTTCGGGCAAGCAATCGCGCTCATTAGCTTAGTCTTAGCTTGCATCAAAGCTGCTTCACATACACTTAGTTTTTTCTTTTCACGAGCTATATCTTGTTCTATATCAGCTTGTTGATGCTTAATTGCAGTATATTCAACGCGCAAAGAAGCTAACTTGCTTTCTTTAACTTCTTCAGCTTGAACCAACAACTTGTTTGCCTTATCAACATCTATCTCTGCTGCACTCGCTTCATTTTTGAGGGTAAACAGCTTTTCTTCTAATTGATTTGCTATTTTATCCTTTTCAAGAAACTCATCTTTGCTTCTTTGTGCTTTAACCAAATAGCTATCTGTTAATATTGCACCCTTGATAGGTTCAAGAACCTTAATCACGCAACCATGCACAGTGAAAATATTTTGTGAACTATTCTGAAGTGATTGTAACTCCTTGTCAGCTTCTTCAACCTCATTAATAAGATTGTTACACGTTTCAATTTCTTTTTTATGATTGGCAATATCTTCTAATGCACGTTCAATAGCCTGTTTGGTCTTTTCGATAGTCTGAAGTTTAGCGGCTTCTCTTTCAGGTGCGCTATTTTCAAGGCTTTCTATCTGGCTATTAATAGCTGACAGTTGACCTTGGTCGTAAGATACTGTAATCTCTTTGTTGTGTAAGTCAGCTTCAAGTGCGGCAATATCCTTTCCAAGATATTCAATAGACTCATCAACCAACACACCATTACTGAAACGATTGATAAGTTCTTTCTTCTCTCTGTCCGAACAAGTCAGGAATGATTTATACTTGTGCTTTGATAGAATGAAATTAGAGAACACATCATCCTTGCTGATACCAATTGTGTCGAGAATAAATCTATTATATTCATTTACATTGGCTTGCACTTCAGCCACATATTCGCCATTAGAATTTAAATCTCTGAATGATACTGTGATAGCTTGTGAAGCGTTGCGACTAATGACACGTTTAATTATCATAGACTTGTTATTAGCCTGATTATCCAATGTTAATCGGATTGTAGCTTCATCATGTTCGTCATTGATAATTTCTTCTAACTTGGTTATGGGGCGTAAAGGTTCACCGGTCAGACCAATTGCAATAGCTTCTATTAAAGCTGATTTGCCTGAGCCGTTAGATTGTTGAGATTCATTGTCGGCATTATAACCGAAAATAAGGGTGGTGCAGCCTTGTTTCGGGGTATAATTAAGTTCTTCTAATACGCAGACATTTTTAGCGTAGATGTTTTTTAATTGCCACATAGCTTAATTGATTTTGTTGAGGTAATTTAAGCCTAATTGAACGTTGTCGATTTCTTTTTGAGTGCAGAAACTTTTGTATTCTTCTTTGATTCCTGCAATATCGAACTTGGAATCAAATGACCCGGTACCATCAGCTGATTGTGTTAACATTACTTCTTTAGACGCAATTTCAACTTTGGCATAACCGGCATTAATTAAAGCATTGCGGTTAATACTCTTAGCTTCTTCAGGCGCACATTCTACTTTCAGCTTTACTTTTACATTGCTTTCAGTGAGGGTGGGTAATGTATCAAGTTGATTGGCTTGAACGGTAATTACTAAGTATCGTTGGTTTACTTCGTTCTGAATGAATTGGGTACTACCATCACTATAAACAATGGTGTAGCCTTTCATCTCATCTTCGCCAAAGTTGTGCTGACGTGATGCTCCGATATATTCTACATTGGTTCCGGGGATTTTACAGCGGTCGTGATAATGGCCTACAAGCACCTTATCGAAAGCCTTAAACATTGTAGCAGGTAATTCTGAATCACTGCTTGTAGATAATGCTCCGTTAATGCCTTGGTGAATGTAGAGAATGTTATAGCAATTAGGGTCAATCTCTTTAGCAATGCTTTCATAACGCTCAACAAAACTGCCGTTCTCAGGGAAATAACTCATAACAGTAAGAGCGACATTATCAACATGAGTAAGCATGAGAGCTTCATCAACAACGGTAACACCGGGATATTCACTGAAGATATGACTATAACCGATAGTTGCTTCTTGGTCCACTTTACAGTGATTCCCTTCTGCTATATACACATCAATACCTTCTTGCTTCGCTTGCATTAAAGCGTCACGAACAGCAGACAATGTAGATAGTGTTTGGCCTGAACGAGATTCCCATAAATCACCACCGATAATAATCTTGCTAATATCGTGAAAGTGAGCCACCGTCAATGCCTCATCCCAGTTATCACAAAACGCCTTAATATCATTCTTACTTACGTGTATATCATTGAGTAGTAAGAATATAGGTCTTTTTACTGTTTTTGTCATAAGTATAAAAATGTACTTCGGGTGTGCTGTTACACACACCCTAATACATTGGTTGATATAAAGTTGATTAAGCGGATTTATCGTGTTCTGGGGTGAGTTGGGCGAACACGTACAGCCGGCTCGTTGGTATCATCGTTACGGCTGTTGCGAGGGTCATCGTCATCATCAGCTTGTGCAGCCGGAGCGTTTGCATCACTGTCAAAGCCTAAGATGTCAGCAATAGCTTGTACTGCTTCACCGTTAGTCATCTGACGTTTGATGTGGATGTCGATGTCGTTGTCATCTACGAAAGTTCTGAGGCGAGTGCGGAACTCGTTGCCTTCATCGCTGCGGTCATCAACTCCATCAGCCTCCATTTTCAGCCATTGAGCGTAAATCTGTTCGAAAGTATCGCTTTGGTTTGCTGCTTCATCATCGCTGTTAACGTCAATGCTGAAGTGTGATTGGTCATCTGCCGGCAAGTTCATTTTAACTTGATCCAAACAGTCAATCATCTCTTGCTCTGCCATGATGTTAATGCCATGACGTGCATCCATTTGTTTGAGGAATACGATTGTACCTTCAAGCATACGGCGAGTGTAGCGATATTGCAATTCAGGAAGTCTGGGCGCATCGAACAACGCTTGTATGGTCTTTTGGTCGAGGGGTTGGGTATCGCCAATTACGTCAATACTATAACGATAGGTTGTCTTGCCACCTTCTGTTCCGCGAGTAACTTCAAGGGTATAAGCATCTTGGATTGATGAAAGCGGACAGAACACTTGTTTACCTTTAGCTTTAGAACTGAGTTTGCTCCAAAGGTCAAGTTTTACAGCTTCAAGCTCCTTATACTGAGGATGTGAAATTTGCATTACCTGAATACCCTTAGATAAATCTTCGAGGTTCAGGACATACATTGAGTGCTTGTAATCGTAACGGATGCCATTGTTGTATGAGCTTCCGGCAAGCGTTTTACAGAGCTTAGTATCGTCAGAGTGGAGTTGATTAACAAGTTGAACGTACTTGTCAATCGGGTCTGCTGTAAGGTTGTTGAATACAAGTGCAGTGTGAATAACATTGACATAGGCGAACACATCTTTACCTTTGCTGTCTACCTTACCTGTGTCAATTTTAAGCAACTGTTCGCGGATGGGGTATTCATAGCCGGTGCGTTCCATAGGCAGGACAGGCTTACCATCAGCGTCAATCACCGGAACAAGAGGCAATACGCGAAGAAGGTATTTGCCATCTTTATCCATTCTGAAGTAGTTAGTCTGGGTAGATGTTTCTGAGGCAGCTTTCTTTTTTGCTTCATCATGGGTCTGCTGCGATGCCATGAGGATGTCAAGCATTGACATCGAGGATTCTTCAATTGACATAATCTGAATGAGTTATAATTTAAGTGTCAAGATAGTTTCTCCACATTTCAGCATACGCGCCAATGTATAACTCCTGTGCGCTGGGCGATTTAATGATGTCCGAATCAGGCACCTTAATGCCCCAATGCTGTTCTGCGTGATGAATGACCTTAGTTATAACATCATTCATCTCAATTGATTTTTCGTTTTTAAGGTCACGGTAATCAAAACGATGACCAGATACTTCGCAGGTATGAACAGGAGCAAATTGTTCCTCAAAATACCTGTAAAGAGCGTCTACCGGTGGGCGGTTCGGAAGTTCATCTGAGATGGTTTTCAGAACTACACCAAATAGATACTTCAATTGAGGTAAAGAGCGATTCTTTTTATTGTCGTACAGTAAGTAGTTATACGTACCATTCGGCAATGTGTCCACAGAATCTAATAACTCATCAATGTCAGAACCTTCTTCGTGGACCGTGAAGGTTCCTTTCTTTTTAATCATCTCTATGATTTTGTAGCAAAGATACTAAAAAGTTAATGATTTGGTTGATTAAAATTATTAAAAATTTCTGAATGATTATGTGTTAATTTCGTAAGTGCTTATGTAACAATGTTGTTACGACACAATTTCATGCTAAATTTCTTCCATGAATTTAAATTTGCATATATAAAGTCGATACCACCGATATTTTTAAATCTCAGGGTGGAAGTTTATTTGCAATCCATTGCTCTTATTAAATCAACAAATCGCTTCAGAGAAAAATTGTGCTTTGTCTATTACTCGTTGATTTGATGAACCGCGCCAGAGCAATTCTGAGCTTGCCAACGCTTTGATGAATGGTCCGTCAACCAATGTGTCAATATAACGTAAAATCTCCGTGTAACGTTCTCTAATGAGGCTTAAACCATATCCTGACCACATCCAGATTGTTTTGTGGGGATAACGTGTCTTAATCATCTTACATAAGGCGAGGATTTCTTCATATTGCATTAACGGTTCACCACCTAAAATAGAGATATTGAACTCATCCTCATTCAGCTTATTGCAGACTTCTTCAACACTCATCTGTGTGCCTGATTGAATATCCCAAAACTTAGAGTTATGACACCCTTCGCAATGTATCGGGCAACCTGAAACGTATAAAGAGTTGCGAAGCCCAACCCCATCTACCGAGGTTGAGCTTACAATCTTAGCAACTGATAGATACATACTTAGTCGTGTGTAACTCTATCGTTAAGTTCTGCAATCTTACCGCTATTCCATCGGTCAGTTGTACCTACGAGATAGCCTGTAATGCGCTGCAATCTGTCAATGTTCTCGCTACCACATTTAGGGCAAACCTTTAAGTTTTTGGTAGCATCTTCATACCCACAATCCAAACAACGGTTACGATTATGATTAACTGAGCCATAACCAATGTTATACTTATCCATCAGGGTTACAATATCCATGATAGCTTCTACATTGTGAGTTGCATCGCCATCAAGTTCAACGTAGAAGATATGACCACCGCGAGTAAGCTCGTGATACGGACCTTCAACTTCTGCCTTATGTGCTGCGCTACATTTATAAGCGACAGGCACGTGATTAGAGTTTGTGTAGTAGTCTTTATCAGTAATACCGCGAATAATGCCATATTTGAGTTTATCACGCTTGGTAAACTTACCTGACAAGCCTTCTGCCGGTGTTGCGAGAACTGAGAAGTTAAGTTTATAATGGCTCGTTAATACAGCAGCTTTATTCTTCATGCGAGTAACGATAGCCAAACCTAATTTTTGAGAATCCTCGTCTTGACCATGATGATGACCTGTTAAAGCAATCAAACACTCAGCCAAGCCAATGAAACCTAAGCCTAATGTGCCTTGGTTTAATACCGACTCCACAGAATCGGTTGGTTTGAGATTTTCTGAATTAACCCATAAACCTGACATAAGCAAGGGGAATTGCTTTGCTTCGGCTGTACACTGGAATTTGTAACGGTCGTATAGTTGTCGTGCCATGATGTCAAGAGCCTCATCGAGTTTCTTATAAAACTCTGCAATGCGTTCTTCTTGGTCGTTAATATCCATGCAGCTCATTGCCAATCCGGGGAGATTAATGGTTGAGAAGCTGAGATTACCACGACCTACTGAGGTTTTCTCACCGTTTACGTTTTCGAATACGCGAGTGCGGCAACCCATAGTTGCGGCTTCATATATATAACGCTCAGGGTCATCAGCTCTCCATTTCTCATGCTGA